ACACAACAGAGGAGCCAGAGGAGAAATCTGAGGATTCCGCTGAAGAAGTAGACACCGAGGAGGAGCCGGCGACTGAAGCCGATTCTGCCGAAGAACCCGAGGATAGCGAGGACGCCGCCGCAGAAGAGCCTGCTGGCGAGGAGGTTACGAAGGACAAGGTTCAACGCAGGATTGATAAGCTCGTTGCGAAACAACGCGAGTCTGAAGAAAAGGCCCAAGCTGCCAGCGCCGAACTGGAGCAACTACGCACCGCCAAGGCGGACCTAGAAGCCCAGCTCAACCAGACCTCCCGCCCCGTTCTCACCCCTACGGCCGACAACCCGTTGGCCGACGTGGACAGTGACGAGGCCCTTCAACAGCGCATCCAGAATGCCCAAGCGGTTCGCCGGTGGGCACTTCAGAATACGGATGGCACGACGATCAAGCAGCCCGATGGCTCTGAGAAGTTCATCGAGGCAGCGGAGGTTAAGGACTATCTCGTCAAAGCTGACGACATCCTGACCATCCACGTTCCTGCTCGTAAAGAGTGGTTGGCCCAGCGTGAGCCGGCGGTGCAAGCCGCCAAGAGCATGTTCCCCGATATATTCAAGGAGGGCAGCGCGCTCAACCAAGCCTACAAGGCCACGATCAAGCAGGCCCCCGATCTCCTCAAGATCCCCCAGCATGAATACTGGATCGGCCTCGCGCTCTACGGCGAGCAAGCCCTCATGGCCAAGCAGCAGACCGAAGCTGCCAAAGACAAGGCCAAGAAAACTGTGTCCGCGAAGAAAGAGAAAACCGTCACACCCGTCCAGCCCGTTAGCGCGCCCCGCTCTGCCACAAAAGGCAGCTCTACGGCTGCGAAAAATCGGTTCTTCAAATCAAGCGGGTCCATGTCGGACATCGAGGACTTGGTGGGGGAACTGATCGGATAACCCACAATATAATCAATTAATAATACTATGTCTTCTCAAGGTTTAGTGCACCCTGCAACGGGTTTGCGCGAGGACTTGGCTGACGTGATTTCTGTTATTGACCAGAAAAACACGCCCGTCACTTCCCGCATCAAAGCCGGCTCGGATCTCACCAATGGCTCTGTCTTCTCTTGGCAGGCCGACAGCTATAATGACCCGTCGTTCGACGGTGTCCTCACCAATGCCGATGTCACCACGTTTGATGACCCGGCCAAAAACCGCGTCCTCCTTTCCGGCCGCGCCCAGAAGTTCCGCCGTTCCATCAAAGTCGATGACTTTGCCCAGAACGTCGATAACATCGCTGGCGTCGGCAAGAAAAAGGAGATGGCTCGCGGCGTTTCTCGCGCGTTGATCGAACTCAAGCGTGACATGGAGTCCGCCTTCTGCTCCGACAACGAGTCGCAAGAGCAGGCCGGCGTTACCCCGTTCAAAACACGCGGTCTCGGCAACTGGATCAACAACTCGGCGCAGACGGACCTCCCGGTCCCCACAGCGTTCCGCACTCCGTCCGCCTCGGTCAACAGCTCCGCGACAACCGCCAACCTTACGGAAGCGGATGTTGCCGCCGTGCTTCAGAGCGTTTACGAGCAGACCGGCACCATCGAGTCGATGGACCTCGTCTGCGGCCCGAACCTCAAGAAGCGCTTCAGCGAGTTCACCCGCTACACCAGTGGCGGCAGCAACACGGCTCTCAGCACCCGTCAATACACGGCCCCGCTGAACGACCGCACGATCATCAATGCTGTCGATGCGTATATCGGCGATTTTGGCTCCATTACCTTGGTGCCGACGTTGTTCAACGCTAAAGACCAAGCCGCTGCCGTTTCCTCCGCCCGTGGCTACCTGCTCAACTTCGACATGCTCGAATCGCGCTACGGTCGCCGCCCCCGCTTCCAAGAATTGGAAGACCAAGGTGGTGGACCGCGTGGCCTCGTTGATGCGATTGCCGCGTTGGTTTGCTGGAACCCCAAGGGTCTCGGCAAGTTCTCCGCGACTTCCTAGTAGCAACTTCAATTAAGGAATAATCGAAAACTATGAAAGTCTACGAACTGCCCGCAGAAACCAAAGCCGCCTTCGGCTACACCCACAAGGTCATCCTCGACCACAACGACCTGACCGACACCGACGCGGCCCAGACCATTAACCTCATCCCTGTGGTTGCTGGCACGGCCGTCAAATCCGCCGCCACCCGCCTCGTCAGCGTGTTCGACAGCTCGGACGCCGCGACTATCACCACCACGGTGGAGATCGGTCACAACGACACCTCGGCTGACGCCGACGAGTTCATCACCTCGCAAGAGCTGAACCCGAGCGGCACCGAAGTGTTCTACAAGGTCAACCCCTCTACGACGCCTTACGTCATGGAGGCTGGCACCACCGCCTCGCCGAAGTATATCCAAGCGGCCTTCGCTTGCACTGCCGGCGACAGCCTTGCGGACCACAACACCGGCGAACTTGAGGTCTTCCTTGAGATCGTTGACTTGAACGCGCTCTAAGCGTCTTAACACACTGCGGCCCCAGCAATGGGGCCGTAGCAGTTAGGATGTCAGACAATCTCTGGTCAGAACTTGTCCTCGATCTCGGGGACGAAATGGCCGCAGCGGTTAAGCAGGAGTTAATAGCCGGCTGGAATGCCGATGCTGTTCTCGCCGCCACCCGCCAGCGCCAGATCGCCGAAGCCAGCCAACGCTTGGAGCAATGCTCCATCGAAGGCATCGGCCAGAAGGAGATGAGCATTGACGCCCACGCTTATTGGTCTTGGGAAGCGGCTGAACCCGGCTGCTGGAAGGACAAAGCCTTCCGCGACTGGTTCAAGAAAAAGAACCCCGAGACTGTTGTGCCTTATACCCCCCGCAAAACCACTGTCCTCATCTAATGATTAAAGCGCCCAAGCCCGAGGACATCGCCAAGATCCTTTACGAGATCGACCAAGCCGACGCGGACGGCAGCCAATACGTTCAGCGCAAACTGCGCAACTGGAACACGCGATTCTGTATCTGGCCGGGGCAAAGCGAGGATGGCCGCAAATGGTCTGGCGCCCAAGGCAAGCAGCCGTGGCCGTGGAGCGGAGCATCCGATGTTCGCGTTCGGCTTGCGGACAATATCATTTCGGACAACACGGCCCTCCTTTGTAACGCCTTCTTCAAAAGCCGCGTGCAAGTCCAGCCGGTGGAGTCCATGGATGCGGACAAACGCGCCGCCGCCGAAGCCGTGATGAAGTGGCTTATGTTCCAGCACTGTCTGGATGACCTTCGCCGCGAAGTAAAACTCGCCGCCCAATTCCGCGAGACCTACGGGCTGGCTGTCATGGCCGTGGACTGGGTGCAGAACACCCGCACCGAGATCAAGTCTTTCAGCATCGAAGACGCGCAGATGATGTTGGAGCAGTCGCAAGACCCCAACCTTGCCGCCCTGCTGGAAGTGGTCATGGACCCGCTGCAAGAGGAGACGGCCGCCGAACTCTTGGGGCAGATCATCTCTGAGTTGGGCAAAGTCTCCAAGGTCCGCGAGTTCCGCGACAAGGGCCTTGTCCAGTGGGAGGAGCCTTATGTCTTTGAGAGCAAGCCGGTGTGGACCGCGCTTGAAGCGTGGGAGGATGTCATCTTTCCCATTCAGACCTTCAGCCTTCAGCGCGCCGCGTTCGTTGCCCGCAGAGAATTGCTCACAGAAGTGGAGTTGCGCGAGCGCGGCGCAGTCGAGGGCTGGGACGAGGAATGGATCGAAGCCGCCTCGCAGCACAAGGGCCAGCTCAAACGCATCTCTCTCAACATCCACCGCACCGATCAGTTCCTCTACGAACAGCTCCGTGACATGTGCGAAATATGGCATGTCTACCGCAAGGAGAACGATCCCAAGACCAACGCCATCCGCGTCACCCGCTCCGTGGTTAGCTACCATGTCACCGACAAGGTCGCTGTGCATGAGCTGCTGCCCTACGCCCACGGACAATATCCTTTTATCGAACTCCCCCGCGAGCGCGCCACCCGCCCTCTGCTAGAGAGCCGTGGCATCCCCGAGCTGGTGCAGACCGCGCAGGAGGAAATCAAGATTCAGCGCGACTTCCGCTCCGACAGGGCCAGCATCAGTATCCTTCCGCCCGTCAAGGTGCCGGCCAACCGGGGCAAGTTTGATCTCGTCCTCGGCCCCGGCATGCAAATCCCCGAGAGGCGCCCCGGCGAGATCGAGTGGATGAATCCACCTCGCCCCGACATGGGCAGCATCGAAGTGGAAGCGGCCACCCGTGCGGACGTGGACAATTACTTTGGCCGCATCAGCGATGCCGTCCCGCAGCAGCGCTACATGCTCCACACGCAGGAGCTAATCGACTCTTGGCTCATCGACATGAAGCTCTGCATCGCGCAGACCATGGCGCTGGCGCAACAGTATATGACTCCCGAGGAGGTCGCGCGCATCACCGGCAATGCCCAGTTGGCATTCAACGCATCGCCCCAAGACATCCGGGGCCGCTTCGACATTACCGCTGAGTTTGACGCGCGCCTCCTCGACAACGAAGCGCTCGGCGCAAAGCTCGACTACTTGGCCAAAGTGCTGGTCCCGCTCGACAGCTTCGGCGTCATCGACCGTGCCGGCCTTGTTAAATACATGTTCCAAGCCGTAGACCCGAATCTCGCCGGCCTCTTGGTGCAAGACATCGGCGCCGCCACCGCAGCCGAGCAGGAAGACGAGCAAACAGCCTTCGCCAAAATCGCCGCAGGCACCGAACCCCCGCTCAAGGAGGGCGGTCAAAACGCGCAAGTCCGCCTGCAAACCTTGCAGACGATCATCCAGTCCAACCCCGCCGTCCAGCAGCGTTACGCCCAAGACGAAATCTTCCGCAGCATGATCGACGCGAGAGCACAAGCCTTCCAGTTCCAGCTCCAGCAGCAGCAAAACGCCGTCATCGGCCGCACCGGCGCCCAGCCCGCGCTGCAAAAGATGCAGCAGGACGCCCAACTCGGCATGACCGCCCAACCCGCCGCCTAACGTATGCACCCCAACGTCTCCGTCAGAAACATCGCCGGTCTAAATATTCCGCAGCACAACGCGGTTGAGCTGAATTACGTCTCCACGACAAACAATCTTTCCACGGTGGTCTACAAAGAAGGCAGCCAGACAGTTGCCACGCTCACCTTCACCTATGTTGGCGGCACGCCGTCCTCGGATGACGCCAAGATCGCCACAGTGACCCGCAGCTAATGGCCATTAAGTTCAATCCGCTGACAGGAAACTTCGACTTCACCGGAAGCGGTGGAGGCGGCGGCGCGAGCTATATCGACGGCGAGGTGCAAAACTTCAGCGCATTGCCCACCGCCAACCCGCCAGCCGTAGACAGCGCCTACCTCGTCCGCGAACCCGAAGGCACTTGGCTCATCAGCCGCAAGCCCGCTGGCATCTACATTCGCGTTGCCACCACCGGAACACGCGCCACTGACTGGACCTACGCGGGCATTCTGCCGGATGTCTTCAACGACGCCAACTTCCTCCTCTACGACAACGCCGACAGCTCCAAAAATTTAGCTTTCCAACTCTCCGGCATCTCCGCCTCGACCACCCGCACGCTGACGGCCGCCGACCGCTCTGGCGTCAACGTCGTCAGCGACACCTCCGCAGGCAGCGGCAGCGACGTAGTCAACAACATCGTGAGCCTCACCACCGCCGAATACAACGCCATCGGAAGTCCCGACGCGGCCACGTTGTATCTCATCACCGATCCGTAAGCCATGGCCCTCCTGCAAAAAGCCTATCTCGGTGCCACGCCGCTCTTCCGCAACCGTTCGTGGTTTGAGGACATGTCGCAAGTGCCGATCAACGACTCAGGCGATGTCACCGTTACGGCCGACACCGCCG